ACTTCAAGAGGCGCAACTTCGCATCGAATCTCTGGAATCCAAAGTCGCTGCTCTTGAAGCTCGTTGATTACTGTTATAATCCGCTTAACAGTAAGTAACAACAGTGAAAACATCCCTCGCTGGCGTCAACTTAATTAAATCCTTTGAAGGACTTTCTTTAACCGCGTACACCTGTCCTGCTGGAGTCCTAACCGTAGGCTACGGACACACTGGACCTGATGTCACACCAGGTAAAAAAGTCACAGAACAGCAGGCAGAAGCACTTCTTAAGAAAGACTTAATCTGGGCAGAGGATGCAGTAACAACACTTCAAAATTCCTCTTAACCAAAATCAATTTGACGCTCTTGTATCCTTCACATACAACAGTGGAAAAGGAGCACTGGAATTATCTAGTCTTTTAAGGCGACTTAACAACAAAGAAGATCCCTGTGGCGTCGTAAAAGACGAATTACCTAAGTGGTGCCACGGAGATGGCGCCGTTCTCCCTGGCTTGGTTCGTCGTCGTGCTGCAGAAGTCGAAATGTTCTGTCAGGCTCCAGCGCAAACCAAAACCGGACTTGTTGACATCACCTCTCTGCAACAAACCTGGTTCAAGAAAAACCCCGTAGACTCAGCAGAACTTCCAAACGACCAAAAAGCCAAGGTCTACCAAGGTAGAACGATTAGGAATTGTAAAGTTTTAAGTCAAAAAGATAAGCACACCTTCTTGGAACTTGGTTTTGGCCTCGGTGACTGGTGGGTTTTTGATGAGCACTGGAGTGGCATCTACACCGACACCACCATCAAATCCTATGCCGTGAATGGAAACCTGCGTTACCTGCGCAATTTCCCCTACTACTGCCAGCGTGACAATGGTCCAGAGGGGTGGCGGCAGTGTCAAACCAGCTCCATTGCCATGGTATTGAGGTACTTGGGAGTCAAAGGAATCAACGATGATGTCTCCTACTTACAGTACGTCAATAAGCACGGCGACACAACAACCCGTCCCGCACAAGTAGGAGCACTAAATGAACTCGGAGTCAGAGCTGAATTCAGACAGAACCTCGATGCACAAGATGTCAAAGAACAGATTGACAAGGGTTTTCCTGTTGTTGCTGGCATCTGTCATCATGGACTCGTGTCTAATCCTGTCGGCGGGGGGCATTTTGTGGTCATTACTGGGTATTCAGATGCCGACGCTTACTGGCTTGTGCAGGACCCATACGGGAAACTTGACCTCGTCCAGGGGATGTGGGAAACAACCGCAAATGACGCATTGAATGTGGGGCAAAACCTACATTACGAATACAAAAATTTTGATCCACGCTTCTTTGTTGGCGGAAAATCCAATGGTTGGGGTTGGATCAATTTTCAATATCCTTAATAAGCTGCTACAATAAATTCAGTTCCAAGCCACTTATGGAAGCCAAAGTCACCGAACTTGAAGACGGACTCAAGAAACAACTGGAAAGCTTGACGGAACAAATCCGTTCAGGTGAATCCAATCTCATGCTTCTCAAAGAAGGGTATCTTAAGGTACAAGGAGCCCTGGAAGTAATCGAGATCCTTAAAAAAGAAAAAGAAGATCTTGAGGTAGTAAGCGAAGCTCTTGCATAATCCAAATGTTAGGTGAGTTCACGAAAGGACGGTATCGAGCACTGGAGCTGCTAGCAGACCATGTTCGACAGCCGTCCCGTGAATTACGCCTTGACGCCATCGTTTGTGATGTCAGCGACGAAGACCTACGCTGGGTAGTCGAGCGCGTCCATTACTTTCTCTTAAAGATCATTGAAGACGCAGACTATGATCCTGCAGAGGAAGACCTTAATCTTGGGCTGACTGATTAAGTTTTAATACTTGCGCCGTCTGTAATTAAATGTTTGAGCGTGACAGTTAGGACATAAAATTTGAAGGTTTTCCAATCTGTTATCCTCATGGTTTCCATTAATATGGTCCAGCTCTAAAGGTGCTTCTTTATTGTTCCATTCTATTATTCCGCAACATTCACATTTTGCCTTTTTTAGCCCTTCT